AGGTAAATATTATGAGCCGTTGTAACGGCTGCTGTCGTACCTGTCAGGGTTAAGATAGGAGTGGTGTTACCGTTGCGATAAATATTTCCAGTAGTGCTACCCGTAACAGAGACTATGTGCATCCCAGCGGTATTAGACAAAAGTCCAGTATTGGCTGGGGCACCGATACCCCCCGCTTCGCAAAAATAATTTAAAGTAGGATTCCAAAGAAGTCCTAAGTCTCTAGGTGCGGCACCATCGTCAGCGCCCATAGCATAAAAAAATGAGTTGGCCGTCCTAGCAGTCAGGCAGTAACAACCAAATGACCAGTCATTCTGAGAGAAACCTGTCTTGTTATCGAAGCCAGTATCAAGATATCCAGTAGAGCCGTTGCCGGTATATCCATGATCGGCTGTAAATGTTAATGTGCCGGTTTGGGTGCAAATATAGCTCGAACTTTTCAGATTTATCTTTGCTGTCGCAGTAATATCTGCGGCATGTATCCACAAACCAAAGAGTTTTGACCACACACCGTCCGCTACAAGCCCGTCGATCAACGCGGCATATAGAGCGCGCCTTGCCGCGCCCGGATCAGTAATGCGTTTTATAAATTGACTTGCTTGGGGAGAATAAGAGTTCGCAGATAGTGAACTAGAGCCGGCAAACGTCGCGCTCGCCGTTCGGAAGAGACTAGCGGAAGCAGCTAAAGCCGCAGCACCGGCAAGCGTTGCAAATCCAGCAAGGGGGATGGAAGCCCTAGCAGTGAGCGAGCCAGTTGCGGCTAATATCGCCGTACCTTGCCAAGCCGTTACCGCACTAGAGATCGTCGCATTGGCAGAAATGTTGCCGGAACCGGCGAGCAGAGATGTCGTTTGTGGCGTATGCAAAGCGGAAGCAATTATAGAACTCGAGCCGGCGAGCGTCGCGTTCATCGATAGCTGATGTATAGATTGGATATTTCCAACCGCCGAGAGGCTGCCCACACCGGCAAGTAAGGCATTTGACCTTTGGATCAAGCCCGCATAAGCGGACAGCGAGCCAACACCGGCGAGCGTTGCAGATCCGGCGAGCCCACCTATCCATGTGTCTGTATCGATCCAGATGCCAGTGTCAGCCCAATATCCGGTAGCCAATATCCAATTGCCGCTCCACACAGAGAGGCTGCCCACGCCGGCAAATGCTGCCTTCGCCGTAAGCGCCAAGATGGCAGAGGCAGCGAGTGAACTTGTGCCAGCAAGCTTTGCGGACCCGGTGAGGTAGAGGGCGCCAGTGGCAGCGAGCGAACTAGACCCGGTGAGCGTCGCTTGCGCCGTGAACTGATGTAAAGATAAGATATTTCCAAGCGCCGAGAGCGTGCCAACGCCAGCGAGTAACACATTGGCGCTAAGGTTCAGATTTGCAGAAGCAGATAACGAACCCACACCGGCTAGGATTGCCGTCGCTTTGAGGGGGCCGGAAGCCCTAGCAGTGAACGAACCCACACCAGCGAGTAACGCATTGGCGCTAAGGATCAAGCCCTCACTTGATGCGCCAAGATCAAATTCTTGCGTGAGCGTGACATTTAATCTAACTACGCTGGCACCAAGATAAGTGCGTTTTATCGGTCCATTCGTCCATTTGTATTGTGTTGCTTCGAGCGGCAGCGTGTAAAAGAAAGTTTCCGCGCCGCCGCGCGCTATAAAGAACGACTCGATCGTGTCGGCATCGGTCGAAGAGAGTGCCGGCCAATCGAGCGATACACTGCGACCAATATAATTCAAACCGTCTGGACTGCGCTGACTAAAGCCATCACCTAAACGCGCGATCAGCGCGCGCGGTGTCGTGGTCTTTGTTGTGCTTGATGGCCCAGGCTCGGTCGGTGGAGTAAAAGTTGGTGTGGTCATTAGTTAGGCCACGCGCATTTGTTTCATTTTCAGTGTTAAGAAGGATCAAACTCTTGCGTGAGTGTGACGTTCAATCCGACCGTATCTGCGCCCAGATAAATACGTTTGACTGGACCGCTCGTCCATTCATATTGAGTCGCCTCAAGCGGCAATGTGTAAAGGAAAGCCTCATAGCCACCGCGTGCGTTGAAGAATGCTTCGATCGTGTTAGCGTCGGTCGAAGAAAGCGCAGGCCAATCCAAGACAAAAGATCGCCCATTATAATTCAAACCGTCTTGGGTGCGCTGACTATAACCATCGCCGAACTGAGCGCGCAAAACGCGCGGGGTTATCGTCTTCGCAGACGAGATGCCTGGTCCGACTGGCGGGGTGAAAGTCGGCGTGGTCATCAGTTAGGCCGCAGAATGCCGCCTGGACGCATTTGCTTCATGATCGTGCTGTTGACCAACCCCTCCATCTCGCGGCGGATAGCGCGCGCTGTCGTGGCAGCGGCTTGTGGATCGGAACTCGTGGCGTCGCTAGCGACGTTGATGTGGAATGTGTTTTGCATAGAACTGCCACCCATCGCCGCCATCTGGCCGGGGGTGAAAACACCCTCGCCCTTATGAGCGATGATTGGAACTTCGCCGCTTACGATGCCACCAGAACCAAAATGTGGGGCATCGTCGAAGTAGGCAGGATGGATGTAGCGATGATCAGAGAGAGACCCAACCATTCCGCCTGTATGGGCCACAGCAGCATCCATGAAATTGAATCCACCGGAACCCACACCAGCACCACCAAAATCAGCCGATGTAGGAGCGGCTGTGGCTCCAATTCCAAGGCCTGGGAAGATGCCACCGAGCCCACCCTGCAATGAGCGCATCAGCGGCCCAACGATCATCAACTGGATAATCATTTTCTCAATGGCACCAATCGCGATCAGGCTGAAGTCCTTGAATGATTGAGCCGCCGTCTTTGTCCCCATCGTGATATCGGTCAGTGCCGTCACTAGCCCTCCACTTATCGCCTGCGACGCGCTCGACATAGCCGAATTCAAGCGCAGTGATGCAGCCTGACTGCTCGCCATCGCGGCGGGAATATCGGTGCCATAGAGCCCCTTGAGTTGCTGCGCTATCTGCACATCGTCGGACGTAAGTAAAGACGTCTTCTGGCCAAAGCTGATCGATGAATCAATCTTAACCTTTTCGAGATTCTGAGCGGCCACGCCAGCGTTGTTCGCCATGGTCAAGAATGCAGCACTTACCCCATCCATCGCCGGTTTCCCGGCATTCAAATTCTCGTTGATTTTTGTCTGCACCACGCGGAAAGTTTCAGCAGCGCCGGCCGCCATATTAAATGATCGCGCCTGGACATTAATGGAATCAATCTGCCCTTGCAGCGCATAGGCGCCATCGGCCTGGGCTTGGATCAGACGCTTGGAATTTGCAATTTGATCGTTGGTGAGGCCAGCGCCCTGTTGCTGTTGTTTTGCCAGCGCCGCCATCTTTGCGGCAACGGTATCGGAAACGGTTGCGCCGACACCAAGCGCGGCATTATGCAGATTTATTACAGCAATATAGGCATCGAGTTCCGCTGCCGACTTTCCGATTGCCGCCGCATATTTATTTTCAGCAGTAGCGTTCCCATCTACGTTTGCCTGCAATTCCAGAAGTTTTAACTTAAGCTTGTCTGCCTCGGTTGCGCCGCTGCCAAGCAGAGTCACATATTCCTTCATGTCGGCGAGCTGTGCCTTGATATCTTTTTGCGGTATGGGTGGCGATGTTCCCATCATGTCAAGCGGCCCACCATAGGTCGGCATCTGATTAAGCGCTGGCTGACCCATGCCACCGCCGCCAGCTTGAAGGCCGAACACTTTTGCGGTTGTGTCCGGTCCCATTGCATAGTTGCTCAATCTGAATAAGAACGCGGACCATGGGGAAAGCGTCGATGTTCCATTAGCAATATCAGAAAGAACCCCAGCCACCTGCTCGCGCATCTTTTGCCAAGCAAGTCCAGTTTCCAGAATCGGCTTAGCCCCGATCGACCCCATCATCAGATCGGCATGTTTTGTAGTCTCGTCCAACTGAGCCTTTAATATTTGAATCTCTTTCAGCAAACTATCGTTGATCACCTTGCCAGCATCGACCGCATTTTGCGTCAATCCAGCCAGGCCACCGGCATCGGTGATTGCATTTGCCACGCCTGTGAATGCCGCAACGCCGCCGCGCCCACCACCCGCCCTCATTAACTGATTGCGCGCGGCAATATCGCCGGCCGCATCGGCCTTTTGAATAGCCAGAACATAAAGATCAATCGCGGCGGCGACGTCTTTAGTGCGCTGCATTTGATCAGCTAGGCCAGGATCAATCTTTTGTAACTGCGTAAGAAATGCCCCACCACCTAGACGCGCTTGCTCCCAAGAGGTTGTGAACCGCACGATTGCCGCCATGGTCTGATCGGCCTGCACGCCATGTCTCGCTGCGGCCTGAGTCAATGCCTGCAGAGCATCGGTAGAGAGACCGGTTGTCTCCTTGAACTTTTCAAGGCTGACCGCTTCCACCGCTAATAGCTGAGTGGTGCGTTGCGCTTCGGCGAACGCGGCAGCGACCGCAGTAAGTCCAAGAGCCGCCACCACCCCCCATGGCCCGAGCGCAGCCAAGAATATCCCCACAGGTCCAGCACCAGCCGCCATCGCGACCAATTGCCCCGATACTCCCGACATGGCGCCTTGCAATTTGCTGTGCGCGACGGTCGCGTCGTTTAGCCGTGTCGTATTGAGCGCGCTCAATTGATTGTAGCGGTCGAGAGAAATCATGCCCTCATTATAGCCGCGGGTGATAGCGAGCTGCGCCGTGTTATGTTGCTGCTGCGCACGATATGTCGTGTCGAGCGACATCTGCTGTTTCTGCAGCGCATTCGAAACGCTCGTCGACGCCTTCGATGATGTATCGGAAACAACCGCGACATCGCCCTGCGCCTTGGAAAGCTTGTTCAAATCAGCAACGGTCTGATCAATCCCTTCCGAGATTGCCTTGATCGTCAGCGTTCTGATTTCGTCGACAGATGGCATGGATTTTATTTCGGGGGATGGTTCGGTGGCGGGGTCATTTGCTGATGATGCTCACGATCAGCATCATCCATCGCACTGATTAAACGCGCGAAACGCTCGAATTCGTCCAGATCATCGATGCGGTAGCGTTGTGCATACCGATCAATCGATGACCAGGGAATGCGGCCTAACTCAAAACCGTTTGAGCGGTCGCGCCGCAGATCGAGAAACGCGCGCCATTCGAATTCAAGATGTTCGGCGAGCTCAGGCTTATTGACCAGAAACGGCAGGTCTGGAATTTCCCTGCCGCCTTCCGACGCTGCCAGCCTGATCGTTTCAGCTTGTTCTCCCCAATCCAAGGACCAGATCAGGGAGTCGATCAGTTTTTTATGTCAGCTTCCGTTGCCTGCGCGGCTGAATCACCGACCACAGTGCAGGCCCACAGTGCGGCATCGCGGAACGCGCGGAACGATGGATCGGTCAGATAGAGTGTGGCGGCTTCTTTCGAATATGGAATCGCCGCTCCTTTATCGGTCAGGTTTTCCCAATCGGTCACACCGGTATCACGCAGGCAGATCGAAGTTATGCGGTCGACCTCATCCGGATCAAGTCGGCCTGCCGCACGCTTGCCGCGCGGCACCGCCGAAATCAATCTCGCCTGTAGCTTGCGCCAGTCGGCATTTCCAACACCACGAACCTTCAAACGCAGATCGCCCATATCGGGAATGCTGTCGATCCAATCACCCTGTTCGATTTTTACGGGATCAACCTTAACGCCTTGCATATCCATGCTGCATCACTCCGATTTAAGAAACGTGTTTCGACTACGGTAGGAACCAGAACCGACAAATGCTCGCCGTATAAAGCAAGGTGGCATCCATAAACGCGGTCGCATTGCTGTTGATCATGATGTCGGCGTTCTTACCAGATACCGTCGGCGCACCAGTGCCCAATTTGATCGACGGGAAATCGAACATATAGGCTTCCTTGTTGCCGTCATTGCGGCCAAGCGCACAGTTGAACGAGGTAAGTGTATTGCTGGTTACCTTGTCGAGAACGGTCTTGCTGCCAAAATAAAAGTTTAATCCCAAGGTGACACTAAATTCCCCATTACCCGTTCCGACGATTCCAGTAACGCCGACCGCAAGTTGTCGACGAAGGTTATTGTTGAATGCCCAATTAGCACTCATCAGATAGTTCGGCGTGGCAACGGCAGTGCCATCGAACGCAATCGCATCGACACTCGATGCCGTATTGAGCACGAAGTTGGTTGGAGACGCGACATCAGTTGCCCCAGACGCGCGCGCCGTGGTAACCGTGGAATCCGAACCGATATAATCGACCGATAGAGTGGCAATCTTCTGCGCATCTGCCGTGACGGTCATTTTATCGATGGTCTGGCCACGCAGATATTCATAAGATACCGGACTGTGATCGAGATATTGCCGCTCGAAAGTGGCAGAGCGCAGTGTCGATCCATTGATCAGAAAGTCAGATGTAAATATCTGCACCGTTTTGGAACTGCCAGCATCCGCCACCCAGGTCGAGGGCACACGGCCAAACGAAAGGCGAGTTGCGGTGATCGCCGAGATGCGACAGAACCCGCCGACACCGGCCGTGGCAAAGGCATTGCCTACCGCCGCGCCGCCGACATAAATCCATTGCCCGACAGCTAGGCCGAGCGTGGTGAAATTAAGTGCCGTCGAGGTAATAGCGTTGCCGCCAGCGGTCACCGCAACCAGATCGCCCGCGGCTCCCTGGAAGCCGACCGTGCGTACACTGGCGCCGACTGGAATCGCGGCACCTTCAATTGTGAAACTCAATGCAGGAAAGACAATCGTTGTACCGGTCGATGATGCGACGCGCGACAGAATATTATTGTTCGCAGCCGTGGTGAATCCTGATGTGTAGGCCAGCATACCGGCCACAAATGGCGTACCGAGTGGCGTAACGACAGTCAACGTCGTCGCCGTCACATCGCTGATTTCGGTATCGCTGGTGGCAACAGTAATCAGGGGAGAGTTGGACCATGTTCCCTGCAGAGCCTCTTCGAATTCATCGTCATAACTTTTGAACGATAATTCGCCTGCGACCGCCCCTCCAGCCTGATAACCCAAAAATATCAGATCGGTTACCTGCCGATCGGATCGTATTTCTGACGAGACGACCGTCTGCGGGGCAGAACTCAGTCCGCTCGAAGTCTCGCGCTTGGTATTGAATACCGGATTGGTCGGAATGACACCGAAGGTTGCTTCGCGAGCGCGCGAAAGTTTGACGCGATTGGTGGATTGTAGTGCGGTCATAGTGGTGGCTCCTTCGGCCTAGCCAATGATGTCGAAATAGTAGGGAACGGCGAACGACATGATCCAGTAGTTTCCGTTATCGTTGCTGTTATCGAGCACGGGCGATGAAGGTGCCCATGTATTTACGCCGCTGAATTGCTTGCCGCGGAACAATGCTGCGATCTCATCGCACCAGCCCATGCCTTGCGAGACACCAGAGCCTCGCTGGATGGAAAGAACAAACCGAATGGCACCCAGATCGCGAAAGACTTGCGAACCGGGAGAGCCGATTGATATCTGATCGGCATTTGAAATCGGATATTGAATCTCGATGAACGGCGAGCCATCGACCGGCGATTGACCGGTTGTGTTCGGATCAAATACCGGCAACGATGCGCTATCGACTCCACTTATCCACGGATTGCCGAGCCGAGCCGCGACCGCATCCATTACCGCTTTCTGCGCCATGGTTATCTCGGTGTGACAACAATGCAGGGATAGCGCGATGCGGATACATTATATGCTTTGGAACCCTGACCCTTCTTATTGCGTCGGGTTGGATCGCGCAGAGGATTAACTAGCGTCCCGGAACCGGATGACAATCCAATTAGGCCGCGATAGGTAAATTCTATTTTTGCACTATTGCCGAAACGAGCCCGCGCCATGATTGCGACGGCCTCATAAACACCATCAGGAAATTGTGGACTATGGCCATGTTCTATCTTGCGGGAATAAATCAAAGCATTCGTGAACACGTATTCCGAAGATGGCGGGACGTCTGAGCCTAATGGGATCAACTTCCCGTCAGCATATAATTCATGCGAAGCCTTATACAAACCGGGGTGAGGATCGCGTCCGGAACCGACCGGCGAATTAAGAATGAGCTGCTGGCCGATCCAGATCAAAGCATCGCTGACAATCTCGAATTCATAGACGATCACACCATCCGGCCGCACACTGTCTTCAGATGCCCCAACGCTGCCGTCGACGAAAGTCTTATGAGGTGGAATGTGCCCGAGAACACTTTCGTTCTGCGCTTCAGCTTCGCCCAACTTTTCTCTTGCGAAGTCAGCAAACATCCGGCTGCGGTCTTGCGGCGTTCCGGTCAACCGAATAATCAGATCGCGGTCTATCGGCTGAAACTTGGTCGTGACGACCATCAGCCCGTAACCCGCATATTGATCCGCACCAACTCCCCATTTGCGAATTGAGGATCCACCAAGGCGACCGTGCGCAGTCGCCTTTGAACTATGGCCTTATCCGTCGCCGTCCTTGGCACCCGCTGATCCACATCGAAGGGTGGGACGAGAGGAACCGTGCCGCCGGGCCATTGTGCGTTATTGATCTGGGTCGGCGACAGAATCACGTTCTGATCAGTTTGCATAATACCGGCGGCGATTTCCTGCACCGATACCGCATTGACCTTGGCGCGGCATTTCACGTCGATGTTTTTGACGTTGTTTCCGCTGCCGATCACGCGGCGCAGGATGATGTCCTCGCCATTCTCGGCCAAGGCGCTATCCAGCGCAGCGATGCATTCTTGCGGACTCATCAGCCTTGCGCCTTCGCATCGCCCTTCCAGCTATCCTTCGGCTCGATGGACGACCCTGATGAGCCGTCCGAAATAGGGCCTCCATTGGTTTTTTCTAAATCAGCCAGCAATGCGTCGACCTCGCCCAATGCCGCTTCGCTCTGATCTAGGCGCATATGGGCACCTTTGAATGCCACATCGCCGCGCTGATCGACCGCCTCGATGCGCGCCAGCAATTTGTCGGCACGACTGTCGAGATTGTGATGCAATTTGGCCAACGCGGAAGCGATGCCTTGAACTTTCGGTGTCATCGGTTTTTTTCTCTTGGCGTAAGCAACCGGAAAACCGTCACGCGCGGTTTTCGCATGCAGGATCAGGATATAGGCGCGGAGAGAATCCACATCAGCGCACAGAGGCTCGCACGTCGAGCGTGGTGTTCACATATACCCCGGTCGTCGTCACCACGGCACGCAGCATGTTGCCAAATATACCGTCAAGTACACCTTCGCTCGATAGCGCGGCGTAAGTTGTCACCGCCTTCGAAAGCAGACCCTCCAGATTGCAGACCGCCTTGCGCGATGACGTGGTAAAATCAAACCGCGCGATGTCGTACCAGATGGTCCCACCATCGAGGGCCGTTTGTACCGTTACCGAGGCGGTCGTTCCGCCACTGCCATAACCAAAGTCGGCAACAAGCGTGATTGCAGCAAGTCCGTCGAGTCCATCGATCGTGGTCTGCACTTGGCTCGTGAGTGCGGCCGTCAAATTCAAGGCAGCCAGCGTATAGCAAGAAGAATTATCCATGATGGATATCGCCCTCGATAATCATTGCGTTCGTCTGCGCGGAGTAACCTTGACATTACCTAAACGGCGATTCAGAAATCCTTCACCGCCAAGTGAGGCATGTTGAGGCTCATCTTTAATGGTGGCGCCATCACCAATATGGCGAACGAGAAATCCGCCGCTGCCCATTAAGGCGTGCTGTGGTTCCGTTTCCGATATAACGCCGGTCTCTAGATGCCGACCAAAAAATCCTTCAAGCAAAGAACCGTGAACCAGCAACTCAATAGAATCGTCAACTATCGGAGCAAAAGTAAACACTCGCGCGTCGGCCGCCAGGTTACCGAAGGCGGTCATTTCAGACTGAGCCGCAAGCAGCGCAGCCACTTGCGCGGCGAGTACGCCCTCGCCTACAAGAATTCCGAATCCGCTGAATATCTGAAGCGTTATGGCATCGAGTGTGCCAGAGGCCATCAGACCGGCACGCGCCGCCAGGGACGCCTTTGTCGTGACCGAAAGAGAGCCGACGCCAGAGAGCGATGCGGAAGTAGCCATCAACATCGAGACGGAAGCATTAAGCGTTCCGACGCCGATTAGTGATTCGCTACTATCAAGCAATATCCGAGTAACTGCGGCAGTTAGAGCGCCGGCCCCGATCAGTTGTGCAGAGCCTTGCCATGCGGTTGTTGCGCCCGCAATCTGCGCTAAGGCCGCAAGACTGCCGGCCCCAGATAATAGGGCCACCGCGACCATGCGCTGTATGGCTGCAGACGCGAGCTGACCGTTACCTGTCAGCAGAGCCGTAGCTTGCGGAGTGTGCGAGGCACTAGCCGAAACGTAGCTGGTGCCAGCCAACACCGCCGCAGATAACATGGCCTGGGTGGCAGAGGCCGCCAGTCCGCCTATTCCGGAAAGCGCCGCGCTTATCTGCGCATTTAGAAGAACCGAGACAGATAGTGTACCAGAACCAACCAGCAGAGAAGTAGCTTGCCAAGCCGTTACTGCGCCCGCGATCTGCGCAAATGCCGTTAGATTTCCAGCGCCCGACAACAGCGCCGCCGTAACCATGCGCTGAACTTCGGCAACTACAACCGAACCGTTGCCTGTTAGAACCGCCGTGCCCTGCGGGGTATGTATGGCGTTGGCCAAGACAGTGCCAGAAGCGGCGAGCAGCGCCGCAGCGGACATGGCCTGAGTAGCGGAGGCCGAAAGGTTACTGGTTCCTGCTAACAGCGCATTCGTTTGAGTATTGAGCAGAACTGAAGCGATTAGTGAACCGGACCCGGTCAGAACCGCAGATGCGGTTAGAAGGGTATTCGCAGTTGTCGCCAGCACACCAGCGGCAGTAAACAGCGCCGTGGCTTGCGGCGTATGAGTAGCCGTTGCAAAGAATGCGCCAGCACCAACCAGAACAACGGACGCAGCCAGAAGATCGGTCGCTGTTGCTGCCAGCGTTCCTGCACCAGCGAGCAACGACGTGGCCTGCGGCGTATGTGCGGCACTGGCCGAAACATTTCCCGCGCCAGCCAACAGCGCTGCAGATAACATGAACTGCGAGGTAGAGGCCGAGAGCGTTCCAGAACCAGCCAACAGTGTATTCGTCTGCTCATTGAGCAGAGCATAAGCGATTAGCGAACCGGATCCGGTGAGAACAGCAGAGGCAGCCAGTAGTTCAGTTGCTGTTGCCGTCAGCGCGCCAACACCAGCCAGCAGAGCTGTAGCTTGCGGCGTGTGGGTGGCCGAGGCAGAGAGAGTACCAGAACCAACTAGCAGCGACGTAGCTTGCCAAGCCGTTACTGCGACTTGGACTGTGGCGTTGGCAGCTAAAGCTCCCGCGCCAGCAAGCAGAGACGTGGCTTGTGGTGTATGTGTGACAGAGGCAGAGAGCACACCAGCGCCGGATAAGACCGTGCTGGCTGCGAGCAACTGCACGGTAGACGCAACCAACGAGCCAGCGCCAGCGAGCTGAGACGTGACCTGAGGAGTGTGCGTAACAGAAGCAGAAAGAACGCCAGAACCAGCAGCAACCGCAGTGCCTGTCCATGAAACGCTGATACCACCTATCCATCCGACGCTCGATACGGCCTCGTCGTCGAAATAAAGGAAGGGTGTGTCGTTAACGGAGACGTCGGCAAAGTGAAGGAGGTATGCGTATGGATTGCCAGAATTCGTGTTTTGGTTGCCGACTAAGGAAACGACCGTAGAACCGTCGACCTTGACCTGGATCGTTCCGACGGTGGAGCTGCGAAGAACGTGCCATTCGATCAGGTGCCATGCGTTCGCCGTCATCGCACCGGTGTTTCCCACAACGGTGGAATCGCCGGGGTCATAGACGTTAACTGAACCGTCGGTCTCTAGTTTAAAATTTATAGAGGTTCCACCACCGGTGTCTCTGACAGCAAATATGTACTTGACTTCCGCCGCAGGATTTGCCGTGAACTGGAAGTAAAACCGGCCCCAGAGTTCGTTGGAACCCCACGAGATGCCAGTAAGTTGGATCTGGTGATTGGTGCTACTAAGACCGAGTTTGGCGGCGTAGGTGCCGGAGTTAACCGGGCTGGTGACAATGCTCGCGGCGGAGCCGTTGGTGGTCCAGACCGCAGGAAAGGTGCCTCCGTTCTCAAATCCGTCAGTAAAATTTATGGTCTGGGTCGTCAAGTCGACCAGCGTACCGGTCAGACTGGTTCCTGCTGCGCCTGAACGAGTTGCCATGTCAGCCCAACGTGATCTTTAAGGCACCGGCAGCAATTGAGATTATATCCGCAGATGCGCAGCCAATGCTCGCCGTCACGGTTCCGAAGGCCAATCTGTTCCCAGCTGCTGCAGCATCATAGAGATTCCAACCGCGCACGGTCGCTATCGCCGTTGCTGTTCCTCCACTGATGGCGGCGACATTAGTGACAGAACCCTGCGGAGAGTTCATCGGTGCAAAAGTCACCGTCTGGCGCGCACCGACACCACTCACGCTAAACGGCCCATCTGACGCGCCATTAACATTTGGGCTTCCGGTCGCCCAACTTATAAACCGCCCAGCGGGCCGAGTGGCGGCAGCACCGCCAAGCATCCAATCGAGCGTTTGCTTTGCTAGATATTGGCTAAGCGGCACCCTGGCGTTACCCCAACGTGATGGCCAGAGCCCCAGCAGCCAGCACCAATGAGTCACCGATACCGTAAGTGCGGGCGGTCTGCAGCGTTCCATACCAAAGCATATTTGAGGATGCTATTGGACTGCCGTCCCAGAGGTGAATGCCGAGGGCTGACCCACCGGACGAGAACGGCCCAAATGTCATCGCGGCCGTGTTCGATGCACTTCCGGTTGGTGAGGCAGCGGCACCGAACAGGGCCGTCAACCTGGAGAAGTATCCCTGTGCGGCGGCGAGTTCTGACCCACTCACACTGGTCGGTGTGCCGGCTGCCAAGCCTGCCCAACGGTTTGCCGGTTGCGTTCCAGTGGCACCACCAAGCATCCAGTCGAGGGTTTGCTTGACGAGATATGCGCTGACACTAGCCATGAATAGCTCCTTTTAAGGTGGGTTGATCTTTCAGTAACTCTTTTACAATCTCAGGATTCTTTTGACAGAACGCCTTCATGAACTGGCTGTCTGGATTTGATATGTAGGGCGACCGCAGCGCGATCCCCATGCGCTCAATCAAACGATCATGGTCGAGAACTTCGTTCCAGTTGAACATCCCGTGAAAACCGAAGTGCTTCGATGTCGGGCTCGGGCGACAACATTCGAATGCGAAGTCATGGGCTACCTTCTCCGGCGCCCACAAAAATCCAGCGGTTTCTAGCTTTGGCCGATACTTGCGACAGAGCAGATCGTCATCAACAGCAGTGTCGCATGGGAACTGATCGCGGCGATTGCAGATATATCGTTTTAGCCTCGTGCTGATGATTGAGAAGCCGCCGTTACCTACGTTCTTGCCGTCCTTGTACCACCAGGGAGCGCCCACATAGTCATAATCCATGAACTCGTCGCGCCACATTGACGTGTCCCAAATCCACGAGTCCCACTGAATGTTGAGAGTCTGGCGCGTTCGCAGAAGCGGGGGCACGTCGAACCACCAGGAGCGCGACCATCCCAGCTTGTCGGGCCAGTCGGGGACGATGTGAAAGCGCGGCTCACAGTGATGTGTCAGCGGTGAAAACTCTAGCGGTCGGTCGGTGACAATCAGCACCTCGCCAAACTCAGCCACGCGCAAGCAATCCTCAACAGCCATGCGGGCGAGATCATGCTCGCGTGTCTCTACCATCACCAGCGTTACATCAGGCAGTTTCAGTTTCATTCTCACGTTCCACAACTTTCGCAGCGAGTTTGATCGCGTCAGCGTCATCCGTAACGTTAAAGATAATCTTGCCGGCCGCGTCTGCTACGGCTGTGCGCGATCCTGGTCGCTGACCACCAAACTCATTGATAAGCCTAAGTGGTGTTTTAAGCATGGGCGCGTAACGGTACTACGTTATCAGCCACGTTCCAAAGTCTCTCGACATTCTCCATGATCGTATCGACCGAGATATCGCTAATGCAGGCGGCAGCGTTTCCTCCGTCCTTGTTCGGCGTGCAGGTCGAGATGTCTGAATGGAGACGATGACACGGCCAGCATGGCACGTTGTTACGGTCGGCGCGCAGCGTCGTGGTGTTAATCCAATGCTTCGTAATGTTTTCCGCGCTCGCGTGCGACACCATAACGATCTTTGGCATTGACTCCATCGCTGCGGCCCACGCCACTCCCGTATCTGGAGTGATTACCAAGTCCGAAGCTAAAACTTGCGTTAGGCTGCGGCGAATGGGCCAATCTTGATGTCCACCAGAATCCGCGCCATCAGGAGTCAGCGCCAGATGCAATCCCTTCAAACTGCTGTTGGTTCTTTTGACATCGGACTCGACCTGCTTGGCATATTCAAACTGGCGTCCGCCACCACCGACCATCACGACTGGGATGTCGAATTCCTTGATGATGCGGCAAATCGCCATCGCGGCGTAGGGATAAACCTTATCGATCCGTGAACCTGAGAGAACCCAGGTTAAATACCGACCACCGATTGTCTCTCGTGTCTTGGCTGCCCGATCTTTTTCGTCGTCAGTTGGGAAAAACAGCGGACCAAATTCGTATGGCACGCCGACTATGTCATGCACCGTTTCAAGATAACTTCCGGCGCATAGCTTGCGGCGATATTCCGGTGACCACCAGAATGCGGTCTGGTCTGGCGTGAGCGCATGTCGTACTTCGCATGTATGCGAAAGATGTGCAAAGATGTCGTATTCGTTGGCCCGCGAAACAAACCACTTCTGCCATTCTGCCCCGCCAGGAATATCCTTCTCGCCCTTGATGCTCAGTTTATCGACGTAAGGGTTATTGAGAAACACCACATGCGAAAGTTCGGAAGTGATAACCTCCGTCATGTAGCCCATGCGTTTGAGCGGACGCAGCGTTGATGCGGCAATCAGATTGTCTCCGATTCCGCCCAAACGGGCAACCGCGGCCCAGCGATTGCTCATTGCACCAATTTCCCATCGCGCAGAATGTGAATCTTGCTTTCGTCAATTTTTAGTTCACCCATGCCACCGAGATCGGGCTGTTTTTTGACGCGCACAACATGATAAATGGCGACCGGCTTGACACCCGGTACGATCTGCCAACCGTCGGCGACCATCTTAGAAACCTCAGTCGGCAAATTATCATCGACTGGAATAACCTTGATCTCGTGTTCAATTTCCATGTCAGATGCTCACATCCAAACGCGATAGCTTTGAAGAAGTGACTGCACGGCGATAGCTCATTATGTTACACTTAGGAGCGATTGCCCCTTTGTTCCTGTAGGATCACCAATTGTAGGCATCATTGCTACGCCACCTTCGGCACACTCGGACCAGGAATAGACCAAGACGGTATGTGCGTCGCAAATCGCGGGGTTATTGGCGAAGTTGCTACCATGTTGAAAGTGAGTGGTAAGTTCAATCGGCGTCGGTTCAACAACTGAATTTGAAATAGGTGTCCAAAAACTAGGGGGCAGTTCATTTAAGGGAACTGGATTATATCCAACGTTGCAAGTCGGGACATAAGGAGAGAAGGCCGCCGCATCCGTTACCCAATAACCCTCAACACTTGCGGTCATCGCGGCGAAGGTTCCGTTAAGCCCTGACGGGATTGGACCAATATAGCGGGAATAGGCATCGGCACCGAGGGCAGTCGGCACCGTTCCGCTGCTTACCCCGCCAGTGATGACGACTAAATATGGATTACCAAAGCCAGCACCTTGCACAAGCGAGCGCAGAGCGTCTAGTGCTGCTTTGTAGTTTGCGTTACTGCCGCCCCAATAAGATGTGATATTGGCGGTGGTGTAATAGATGTAGATGAGCGGTCTATTACCCTTCACAAACATATACCAAGGGCTTTGAATATATGTCAGCGTGAGGGCGATCTGTGTGGAATAGTTACCTGTAGTGCCAAGTGTTCCGGTACTTTCCATCAGGCATAAGCGGGGTCGAGAAGGCTGGGTGCTGCTCATATAGAAATCAAGAGCAACATTCAATGTCGGCTGCACAGCCGGAGCGTAATGGTCAAAGACCCAGTAATCTAAACCGAATTTATTAGCCGCAAGGATTTCATTGTCGAACGTAGCCTGCGATGCCGAAGCCCATGAGATTGTATTACTTCCTACCGTTGCATGAACCGGAGCGCGGAATTGCCAAGCATTAGGTGCAAGCGTACCAGGATTAACAGCCAGTTCGTATGGAACTGATCCGTTGACCATTGAGTACCAAGCATCCCAACGGATCGCGCCGAACTTCGGTCTATTGCGGACCCGCCGAAATCTTGATCCGCCAAAGCTCTGAGCGAGAGCCTTGTCGCCGATCAATGCAACCGATGCTGCCGTAAACAGTCGTCGAGTTATCATTTTCAATAATGTATTACGAAGAAACCCTGACCACCGTTGCCCCCAGTGCCTCCGGTGGAGGTGCCGCCACCACCACCCCCTGCACCAAAACCAGGAGCAGTTATTGTGTTTCCTACCGCTCCCGCCGCTCCACCATTTCCGCCGTGCCCAAAGAAACTACTTCCACCACCGCCACCACTGCCATTACCGCCCCCACCTGCACCATCCACTGTGCTGCCGCCATGAGCAGGACCATATATGACGCTATTCCCACCTGTACCTCCTGCGGACGCCGTTGCACCGCCGCCACCACCACCCGCTCCTGCGACAGTACCCCAGCCGCGTGATCCGGCGAATGAAGCACCGGTTGCCGCAGATGCCCCTCCTGCTGAGCCAGCAATGCCACCGCCATTACCACCGATTCCGCCTGTCCCTGCTGCGCCTACAATGCCTGGATTTCCCATAGTTAAAGATGGAAAAGTACCGAGAACATCCCCAGTCAATGTGGAAGCCGTTGTTACCGACCCCGAAGAACCGACGTTTCCACCGGCCCCGCCGGCTGTAACGGTTAGGGTAAGAGTTGACCCTGGCGTAACAGCAAGGGGATAACTAATGACGCAATACCCTGAACCCCCACCCCCACCACCTGCCGTGGTGGCACTGTTCTGGCCTCCTCCACCACCTCCGCCGGGCCCGCATGCATCAACAAAAACCATTGTTACATTAGGAGGAACAATCCAAGTCTGTGCACTTGTGCTGTTAGAGCATCCCGTAACGGCGGTATTTGTGAAGCATACGCTTTGCTGCGCGTAACTCGACGGCCCAACTGTCTGTGCCGCAAGCGGCGTCGCAAGCAAGAGGGCGAAAAGTGCGATAAGTTTTTTCATATTACTGGCTCGTCACGATGTAGCCGTCACCAGCGGTGCCGGTGATTCCGACTGCGTCTGTTAAAACAACTGGCCCGGCATTACAGGATATTGTTTGACCGGCATTAATCTGAAACGAGTTAGAAGTTGTTGCCGATCCGAGTGTGCCGAAGTAAATGTACTGCACATGCGCTCCGGTATTTTGCAGCAAACACCCTTTGCGCGTTGCAGAGGCAGCCAATGCAGCCTGAAATGTATTGGTGACGGAAACAGTAGAATTCACTGTGGTTGTTGTTGCTGCGGTTGTTGTTCCTTGTCCCGAACTTCCCGAACATTGATAAGTCCCGGCCGCATTGTATATTGGGACGGCTTGTCCCGACAAATTTATGCAAAGTTGTACGAAGCTTCCGACGGTATCATGTCCATTCGGGGTTGGCCAAATCATCTGCGCAAATGCTGCAGATGAAATTCCAAATGCCAAACATCCGGCAAAAATAGCGGGTGCGAATGCACGTCTCATGAGCGATCGCATTTCTATATCTCCGATTGGGGCAGTGAGTCTTTATCCGATATCAAATGGCGAAGGGACGAGGATCACGTCCAAACGCGATAGCTTTGAAGAAGTGACTGCACGGCGCCATTGAGGGCAGTTTCAGCTCCACCGCCCATTGTCCAGCCTTTATCGGAAACTCCAGGAATCGTGTCTCGGCTTAGAAAAAGATTGCGCGCCGTCAGAGATCGAAAATGGCTCGCCTGCAACGTGATCCCCATTCTAATGTCTTCTGGAACGTCAGAACCTTTATCTCCATAGCCGGCGATGAACCGAACCACGACCGAACCAGGCGTCAACGCGGACGATGGCCAACTCGCGCCAGCCACCAGAGATAAATCGGATGGCGCATCTTTGTTTACGATGTAGGTCGCCGGATCGAGTGTCTGTGGCGCACCATTCACATCGGTATAGGTGACACTCACTACTTGCTGCAGCGGCGGCAGTGGAATCGCGATGCCGTGACGTTTCTTCGAACTATACGGATACGTCCCCCACAATTCCTGTGGGTACGGATACCAGACTTCCTGCGGATAAAACCCTTTTTCCTGGTAGTAATAATTCGATGTCGGGAAGCGATCGAGCACCAAATCCCAAGTCTGTGTCACCAGCGCGCGCCCGAGCCATCCATCCCTGCCGTCAATCATATTACGGGAGGCCGAGATCATCGCCTTCATTACATCGTCAGAAACTTCATCACCGATATTGAGCCTCGCCTTCGCTTCCGCGGCGGTCAATGGTTCAACAGCCGGTCCGGCGACGAGATTCAGCGACATGGATCACCGCTTATTGCAGTATTTTAGGAATTTCTGGCATTCCGCAACAATCAGATCGGCACGATCATCGCACCAGACTAAACGCTGATAGTCTGGCGAGCTCGGCAATTGCTGCCCCGGAGTTACACCGCATTGCTGAAAATAACTCTCGGTAAATACATGCAGATGGCCGGCGATCGTCGGCTTGAACATCAGAACCGGAGCATCAAGCGCAATGGCAAACCACGCCGGCCCATTTGACACGAACAGATTGCACAATGCGGAACGATAGAGTGCGGCACGGGCCTTAAGATCGACGGCAGCCTCGACATTGATCGGAAACAGTGCAATCGGCTCGGCACATTTGCGAGTATCGCGTACGAAAACGATGTTATAACCGAGACAGGACAGTTCTTCTGCGGCGCGGATCCATTGTGCAAAGTCACTATTTCGTTCCGGCCAATGATCGGCTTCCCGCAACGTGATGGTGATCAGTTTTTCCTTTTGTCGCGGCTCGACTAAGGGACGCAGTGGTCGACTGCCGTCCTTTAACGCCTTGACATGAACGGCCAGGCCATAAAGTGAAACGCCAAACCCGACTGAATTAGCAACCGGCTGCGTCGGACGATCGTTCGCCACTTCAACCGTTGCGGACGGCAGCAGATGCGCCATCGGCAACGCAATCTGTTCGAGCATAAGACGTCTGACAGTTATTTCACGCGGCCACAAATTATCTCGACGAAATCCCCCCACTGGCCCAGGAAGGATAATAATATTTAGTTGACTCTCATCCCTTCTAATCCGCTCCGCTTCTATCTCACTGAGAAACGAAACGATGTCATAACTTGCCGGCGATGTCGCGAGATCATAATAAGCCGTCAGCATTGCTGGAAATCGTCGTTTCTGGCAGCCGCCAGAATTTGCGTACATATTTCATGATCGCCGATATCAACTCGATTTCCACATATTGCAATCTGATGCTCAAACATCCATCGATGCATCGGGTTGGTGTGGCGTCGCGTCGGGAAATTCTCATCCTTATCCGACGCCCACTTAGCCACACTACCCACGCTCATCTTGTCAGCCATGAGTGGCAAGTTTCCCCAACCTGGAACTCGGGGGGATACTTCAGCAAAGGCCGCCTCGCCTGACCCGGTTACGATGTGAATCTCGTCGCGAGCATAGGAACTGACCAATTCATTATCGATCGTCGTTCCAAAATCGATCGAGCGATCCTTGATCAGTGAAAACGGATGCAGATGAAACGCGCGCATCACAATATCTTCGCCGCGCCGAAAATAAATTGTAAAAGGACACGCACAATGGCCTTCATCCCAGAACCGCTCGATGACAGACGGATGCCTATGCTGCATCGTCCAGACTAATAATTCTGACGCAGAAACACCAATCGGCGGGATATCATCGGCGACCGTACTGGTCGCCGCCATCATAATTAGCCGTTTCCCATGATTGAATTGATGCTCGGCTGCAGCAAAACATTCTATCGATGGCACCATATCCGCATTGATGAAGGCTATGCACTCTCCTTCCGCAGCTAATTCCAATGCCTCACGGTGAGCAGCGCCAAGTGAGTGATATGGATCCCGCTCGATTACTGGTTTCTTAATCCTTATATCGGCAGCGAGATTTCCAAGCGCATTTCTTATTTTCTCAGGCTGATCGGTCTGCACCAGGAAACGGACATTACCGCTGATACCGGGTAGAGCCGCCTTTACTCCCGGCAAGGTCACTCTACAAAAAAGATCGACGCAACGCGGTCCCCACGCCGGAATACAGATCAGCCAATCATAGTTTCGGTACGCTCTCACGGCCTTGGCGATGGCAGTTGACGCAACACATCCTCGACGATTTTAATTTCGCCACACTGGCCGGTTCCCGTGATCGTGATCGGGTTGTCGCTAAAGAACCAACGATGAACGTCGATCGTGTTTCTAGATGCCCATGCTGCGATGCTATCAACCGTGATCGGTGTCGAGCGCCCTCCGAGTATCCGACTCAATGGAGAGACTTCGGCCATTGCCATCTCATTCGCGCCCGCGACCACATGAATCTCGGCGTGCGAATAAGACGCAGCCAGATCGTAGTCAATTGTCGCACCGGAAAATTTTAACTTGTTGTCTTTGACGGCCGCAAATGGATGCAGATGAAACGCGCGCAGTACGATATTCTTTCCGCGCTTGAAATAAATTGCCCACGGAACGTCACCTTTACCGGTTTCCCAGAAGCAATCGACCGTGATCGGATGCGGATGTCGCATCGTCCATGCCAAAAGATCGCGAGATTTTGCTCCGATTGGTGGTTCATCGCCAAACGTGCGCGATGAAGCCCCCATGATTATCTTCTTGCCTTGCGCAAATCGTTTTTCCGCAAAGGCAAAACATTCCACCGACACAACCATGTCGGCACAGAGAAAACAGATAAATTGGCCATCGCCAGCTAGGTTAATCGCATCAATATGCGCCGTACCCAACTTATGATGCGGCGATCGGCCAGCCGGCACCACTCTAAAAAAAACGTCCAGCCCCTCCATGGCTTTCTTGATTCGGATCGGATCATCGGTATGGATCAAAAAACGCGCGGGTACTTTCGCCAGCCTCAATGCCGCCCGCAGTGATGGCAGACCGACATTAATAAAAGCATCGTTACAGCGCTGGCCCCAGGTCGGAATAGTGATGATCCAGCGCGGCGTCGATTCTCCTTGTTGAGAGTTGGCGTCCAGTTCGGCTAAGCCATGCAGAACTAATTCTCTAGCCCGTGACTCGCTCGCCAAAAAGATCTGTTCCGGTTCGACGTGCCCTTCGTGCTCTGCGTTGAACCATGACCGGAGCGCTTTCATCACGATCACGGTTGAGCGCCTTTTCCAAACTCATGATCGGATATGAAGTAAGAGCCGAAGACGCGCTCGCGTTGATAATCTCGACACCCATACCGACCAGTTCACTGGCTGCCTCATCAAGAATGCGGCGCCACTTGATTACGTTATCGAGACCAGGATTACCGAGCTCCGTTCTATGCTCGCCATGCCAGTGAACGCCGTTGTCGACCCTCATATCGAAGCCGACTAGCACGATGCGGCACGCCCCGAGTTGCACCGCCAGATTGATCGCTTGAAATCCACTGTTGCCGCCGGAGCCGATATAGCCCCGAGATGTGATGATGCGATTGCAGCCTTCGTAGTCATCGCCAGAGTTGACGCATTCGATGAATTGCAGGGCCGGATATCGTTCGCGGACTTCCCTGAAGCAAGTAAATTTGGCTCCCTCAAATTCCGGCAATCCGGCATTTAAGAACCACCACTTGCCATCGCCGGCATAGAGGGCATCGGCCCACGGTGCCAATCGCCAGCTTTCATTGACTACAAGAACTTTCGCTCGCCCCCTGATTTGCGTGAGGTTTTCATTGGCTGCGCTTGGGCCGGAGGCGATGATGACGACTGTTCGATTTTGCCAGCCTCGCCGAATTCTAAAGGGCGAGGTGGTGCCGATTGCACTTCCAGCTTCGGCTTCGATACCACGCGAACCGCGAGTTGACCGCGCTCCAGATCGCGCGCACGGTCTTCCGTCGCATTAAATTCCTGATTGATAATCACGGTGCCTTCATACTCAGCATTGTGCCAAGCTTTCAGGGCTTTCATTCGGACTGACATATCTTTCTCCTGAAAAATGCTCGGCGGCATATCGCCGCCGAGCATCATTTCATTTCGAACGGTGATAGCCGTTAAGACAAGGCGCCGTAAATGA